CTTGTAAAAGCATTATTTTTGTAGATATTTCTAATGCTGCAAGTGTACATTCTTTCCATGAATTATAATGTTGTTTTATCTCTTGTGGAGGTAGGCATTCGTTATTTATAAAAGAACATAAAAATATTATTAAAGTAAATTTCACGGCTTCGGTAGAGGTAATATAATATCTTCACCCGTTAAATATTTAGGTATAACTAATTTCTTTTCATCTAAAAATTTATCACCCATTAAATTTACATCGGGATTTTCTTTTTTATATTTATTTTTAATTGAATCCCAATAACTACCTTCTTCTTTAGGGTTTTCGTCTTTAATTCCTATAACATTCTTACAATAAGCTACTAATTCTGCAAAGTTAGCATTGTATTGAAGTGTTGTATCTCTATTAACTCTTGGACAATTCTTATTTAATTCCATCTGTTGCATTAGTTTCATGTTGTGAGTTTTTATTTGATTTTGCTCATCACAATGTCTTTTAGAAACACCTAAATCTTTTCTAAATCGAAGGTTTAAAGAACGACTGCCATTATCATAACCTCTATCAAATGTTTGTATCTGTTGGTGTTCATTTACATACTGATTCAAAGTTAATTCCACACTTCCATAAGTACATTTATCACCACTATTGTTTAAGTAATCATTTCTAGGGTATGCTGGTTCAGCAAATACAACCAATAGAGTCATTAAAAAAATGATAAGAGCTGTAAATTTGTAGTTCATCAGGGCAATCTCCATTAGTTATTTAAGTCCCTGTTAAGATCTTTTATATCATACTTCATTTCTCGAACTTCGTCGGCGAGTGTTCGATACAAATTCTCTGCCATTAGCCACGTTGCCTCAGCAGAAGACAGTCTTGTATTCATGTCGGTAATTTTATCTGTAGATACTTTTAAATCTCTTTCAAGATTAACAATATGTGATTCTGATTGATTGATGGTGTCTGTTAGATTAACAATATACTTAACGCCCGTGAATGTTCCGAACAGCACAGAGGCTATTACGGGTACTAATACAAAATTCTTTTTTAATAGATCGGCTAAGTTCATTAGAACCTACTTTATAATTGCAATAATTAACACAACCGCAACAATAATTACTGCTGCTTTGTGGTCTGTCCAATAATGCATCGCTGCATCTTTAATTTGTTCTTTAATTTGATCAATCATTCTTTACTCCTTTTTTACACTTACATCTTTTACCAGCTAACTTTTCAGCTATCCATTCACAGATAGAATCTAATGTTCCAAAGAATTTATAACAAAATTTATCTATCATGGTTTTAAAAAATATTCCTAATAAAGTTATTAACAAAACTAATAATAACACAAAATAAATAAACATATCTAGAACACACCAATATATTTTAGTCATTATTTCTTAGTTATAATGCTTGTTTCTTCTAAATTATTATTATATTTTTGAGTAAAATGCCCAAGTACCTTACCTTTATGGGGTCCATCTTTTACCACATAACCTGAGGTACCATTTCCATTTATAGAAACTTCTTTTCTAGCTCTAAACAAAGCATTTGCTTTTATTTTTCTACAAGCCTCTTCAATGAACTTTTGTAATAATTTTGTATGTCTCATTAGCACTTCCATCTTCTTCTAGCCTGTCTTATTCTAGAATTAGGATCATTTCTTGTTTTAGCTGATGCATTTTTTAGTTGACCAAGAGATCTTGCACAATAGGACTTTCGTCTTTTTGAAGCTTTACTTCCCTTTTTAACCTTACCTGTAACAGCTGTTTTTAATTTTGATCCTGGATTTAATCTTCTGTAAGCTTTAACACCTGCAGTAGTCATCCCCGCACCTGATTTAGTAGCTCGGTAGTTTTTTTTATTACGCGCAGGCATACCACCTTTAGCGAAACCGTCGATCTCTATACCTAAGTCAGCATAGTAATCCATGTTCTACCTAATATGTTAATCCTGGCGCTGAATATTTATCAGTTAATAATGTGAAAGCTTCAATATTTGTTTTTGTTTTTACAAAGATACCTTTTGGAAAAGGTATACCATCTTCTGGAAAAGAAAAGTTAATTACATCGCCAGTTGGACAGTCTGCAATAAATAAAGTTACACCTGTATTTGAAGTAGTTGTTAATTCTAAAAGACCAGCTCCAACACCATCGTTAGCAACGATAATTCCTCTTAATCTAATTGGTCCTGCAATTACAGCTGTTCCTGTATTACCTGCAGTTGATCTTGTTGCTTGTACGTCGCTTTTATATCCCATAATAAATCCTATTATAAACTTTAAATATAGGGGCGTAAAGTACGCCCCTATAAAGTATCTTATTACGCTCCCGGAGAACCGAAGATTCCTCTAGGATCAGACCAACCGAAGCTGTATCTTTCTCTAGCTTTGAATCTAACGTTACCCGTGTCGAAATCACCTTCAATAGCTGTTTTGATAGGACTTCTAATGAAGTTCTTCAAGCCATTTGGTGCATCAGTCATAATGAAGAATGCATCAGTATCAGTCAAGAAGTGGTTAACTCTGTAACCTTCTGGAATCATACCCATGTTCATCATTGCGTTGATGTCGTTTTTCGCAAACGCAGCTGATCCACCTGGAGTTGTAGATAAAGGTGAGTTCATAATTCTCTCAGCAGTAAATTGTAATTCTTTTGGAATTATCATTTTTCTACCTTGAAGAGCTATTTTTAACCCTCTTTCGTCTACGAACGCCGCGATGTCAATCAACGATTGTTCTAACGATGTTTCAGACAAGTCAGAAGCAGTAGAAAGTTCATTTCTGAACGTTCCACCTGTAGCTAACGGGTGATCAGTAGTAATAAGTGCTTTACCGTCACCACCATTGTATGAACCACCAGTGTCGAAACTGTTGTTCAAAATGTTAGCTGCTGTGATTTGTTTTGATTGCGCCATTGATCTAGCAAGAGCTCTTGTATATCTGCCCGCTAATCTGTCGTATAAGTTATCTTCAATCGCCTCTTCTGTGATAGCAAATGCTAACGCAGTAGTATTGTGCGTGTATCTTGAAGTATATACTTCAGAAGCTTGGTCAAACGTGACCATAGCACCCTCAGCTTTAGTAGCTGCTGTGCCAAACCCAGATAACATAACTTCTTCTTCAAACGCTCTGTCCGAAGATTCAGTCATGAAGATCTCTGCATGCTCATTGTCGTATCTATTGTATTCCAGGCCGAATAGTGCATTCAATCCTGGCTCTAGTTCCTTAACTAGTTGTGATCTTGATATAGCCATAATTTATATTCTCCTATTATATGCCTGTGCCTTGAGCATAGAAATGGTTATTAATTCTAACCAATACATCTACGTTCACGCTTCCAGCAGTTGAACTATTAGTATCTTGCGATATGTCAATTGCTTGAAGAACAGTTCCACTTACAGTTAAGCCAGAAACACTGTAGTCCATTTGAACTTCAGATATTCCAGATAAAGTGTTACCTGTTGCTGTTGTTATTGCAAAGTTTTTGAAGATGTCCGCAACTGCGAACGCTCCATCAGAGTCAATTGAATAGACTACATCTGGATCATCAACGATAGTAGCGACAATGTCACTAGCGTTAACTGTTCCTGGATAATAGTTTTTCCAAGTTGGTTTCTGAGTAGTAGGGTCAGTGTAAAACACTCCATTAAAAACACCCACAACAAGATCAGAAGTATTAGCAACCGCTCTTTCGATTCCACCACCTGTAACAGGTTTTACCAAGTCACCTTGATAAATTGGCGTACCGTAGTTCGCTGCTATTCTGTATCTGTTTTGCGCATTAATAAAAGGAGAGCCATCTAACTTTCTTACAGGTCTTAGACCATATTTTTCAGCTGTGTTAGCCATAGTTATTTTCTCCGTTTAGTTGTTTACTTTTTTTTGGAGTGAATATTGCCAAATAATTATTATTTGTTTCCACCACCAAAAGTTACGCGAGATTGTCTATCAATATTGATAGGCATCTCAGGTCGTTGTTCCTTCATGACATCGTTGTCCACCGCGTCAATTCTTTCTTGAGTAATTCTTTTGAAATACTCAGCACGGCTTTTAACAATTTCTTCCGGTATCCTTCCCAACACAAGGCCAGCAACCCCGATCAAACCTGCGTAAGTTCCCTGAGCTATGACTGGATAATTATGATCGCCTGTAGAATTTTTCAATTCTTCTGCTCTCACAAATTCCCAACCTTCCCTCATTTTTTTAGATACGTTAGCCGTATCTTGAAAACCCATACTCTCGGTTCTTATCCATCTATGACAATAACCGTCTGGCGCAGGTGGTGCATCCAGAGATGATGGTGGCGTCCATGGTTGTAGTCTCTTTTTTTCGACTTCAACAGACGCGCGCGAAGTTCTATTTATTTTATCACTCATTTGCTATTCCTCCTTCACGAATTTAGCGTATTCTTCTAGTGGCACCCCTAATTTTTTGGCAATAGCCACCTGTGACTTGGTGAGTCTCACAGATCTACGTCCCTGCTGGGTTCTACCGGCAGAAGCAACCTTTTGGACGGGTCTTCGTTGCTCTTGAGTAACGAAACGGTGAGGGAAATTTTCCTTCATTCGTTTGTTTATCTCATTATAATACTCATCGCTCTCTACATCAACACCTATGCCCACTAGATCTTCGTGCACCGTCATTGCTGCATTGGTCATGATTTTATCATTACCAAACCACGTATTATCACCTGCCCAATCCCTAGCTCGTGTACTAGGTTGTGCGGGTACTACGTCCTGTTCTGAGTATTTTGGCTCTTCTTTAACGCTATTCTTTTGTTCCTCAAGCTGTTTTAATCTTGACTCTCTATCGGCAAGTTTAATTCTAGCTTTTTCTTTTTCAATAGATAACCGAACAAGTTCGTCGTTTGATTCCATGATTTTATCTGCATCATTAGTTTCAATCGCTTCTTTCAGTTTTCTTTTGACTTCTTCTCTTTGAGAATCAACTCTAGCGTCAAATTCAGTTAAGTATTTCTCATCTGCAGAATCATATTTAGATTCAGAATCCTCATACTTTTTTTGTAAACCTTTAGCAAAATCTAAAGCTGCTTGTTCTCTTCTTTCAGACTCTCTAAATTTTCTTGTAAGTTTATCAATTCTCTTTTTGACTTGATCTGAAACTTGAGTAAGGTCTTCTACCTCGCTTTTTGTTTCTTCTTGTGGTTCTTCCTGAACTTCTTCATATGCAACTTTTTCTTTTGGTTGCTCTTTATCGTGATCAGTATAACCTAAATCAACTTCACCAGAATTTAAATTCGGTTCTTTTGATTCTTCCTGTTTAGTTTCTTCGACCTGGACGTTCGTTTCCTTTACGTCATCAAGATCAATTTCAACCTCAGGTTGTGTGTTAGCTCGCTCCTGTGCATCAGCCATGATGTTTTCTCCTTAACGTTTAATATAAGTGCAGAATATCTTCTGGTTTACTTATGGTTGCGATGATTTCATCATCGTTTAAAATACGGTGCTCACCATATTTTGTTTTAAATCTTGAACCGGCATATCTACCGTAGATTACAAATTGTCCTGTTTCACACCAAGGTCCTTTAGGAAATTTATCATTGTCTTGATAACAAAGATCCCCCATCGCAACGACTAAACCAACAACGGTTGTCATTTGAATTGTTTCGCTTGCTGTATCAGTAAATATAATTCCACCTTTAGTTTTTTTAGGACCTGAATAAGGTCTAACTAAAAGTCTGTAACCAACTGGTTTCGGTATCAGTTCAAGGTATTTATCAATACCTTCTTTATCAGTAGGTATAGCTGTTTCTTTTGAATCAGGTGCAGCCTCACCCTTTTTTTTAATCCCTATTAAAGGATCCGTTTGTATTATCGTCATCGACATTCTCCTCGTTTCTCTGCAGGTCTTTAAGATCCTGAAGCAGCGTTTCTAATCCGCTGAGTTTCCCTTTAGCATACTTGAGGTTGTCGATTGTGTCTATACCGTACACTATATCTTCTTTAACTTGTTTGATTTGTTTATTAATATAGTGCTTTATCGCGTCTAGTGTATTTAGATCAAGATTCATGTTTCTCTAGGCATATCTTATTTTTGCCTGCTTCTATAGTTTTAAAATTATATTTTTCTAATATTTTAGATATAAAAGGCATGTCGTATTTAGGATAGTCATCAAATATAAATCTTGTCCCTTTAATTGATTTATTAGCAAACCAAACTGCTTCAGTTATAACATCTTTAGTCATATGAGGCCCATCAAAATGAACAAAATTAAAGTAATCTATATTTGTGTATGAATTCATAAATTCTGTGTCAGTCATTTTTGTAAAATAAAACATTGGATAAGAAGTAAAATCTTCCATCATCTTTTCATACATATCATCAGTGTAATCACAAGTGTAAGAACCTGTGTTGTCGTAATGTTGGTAATTAAGATTGCCATACGGGTCTACTCCAAAATGCATGTAAGGTGTTCCTTGAAATCTTTCATTAAAAGAGTCCATAATAATTTTAGAACCCAACCCTTCGCGTACACCTATTTCACATGAAAAAAATCTTTTTTTAGGATCATGAACTGGTGCAGTTTCACACCATTTTTTTAAAAGTTCGTATTCTGAACTATCACCTTTAATCATAAGGTAGTTATAGCTATTATTTACGTTTTGTAAAGATCTGAACTATTTTCGCTTAATTAGATCTGTTGCTTTAAGTCCATAGACACTCGCAATGACTCCTACGAAAATTGTTTGATACCAAAAAGGTAGATTTCCAAAATGCAAAAAGAATAATTCCATTTTTTCCATATGTTCGGGATTATCTGACCAGACTGACCATCCCAGCATTACGATTGGAATTGACAGCAAAAGCAAAATAAATTCGTCTTTCCAATCAGATTGTCTAGCTTCTAGTAATTTTCCAGAATACTCTAATTGCCCACTACTCATTTTTTGTGCATGCATTAACTGTGCATCAGACATTGCTTGTTTAGTCTTCTGACGGTTTGAATATAGGTGAGCTCCAGTTTTTAGGCCCATTCCCAATAGATTTAACCACATCATAATATTGTTCTTTTCTCCTTTTGCATAAATATGGTAGCATCTCCTCCATAAGGTGTAAAGCACGGTAACCTTTTATAGAAAACCTGTAAATATCTTTGTAGTGTGCTTTTTCTTTTTTGCTTTTCTTACGAATGTTTCTATTTGTTTTTAAATATCGTTGAAATAGTATTACAACTTCTTCGTCGGACATCTGCACTTCCAAAACTGCTGCAGGAGTGTGTCCTTCTTTCTTTTTTTGAATTCCGAACCAGCCTTCACCTTCGAATAGCCCTGCTAAGAATATTAATTGTTGTTTTTTTGTGAGTTCGTCAAACACTCGATCTTATAACAGATCTTTTATGTATTCGCTACCTTTTTTTAACTCTATTTCGCCACCAATGCTTTTTTTAGTAACATTAAGACCAGATTTAACTTTATCAGATCTAAGTATACCTAAAGCTTGTGAGGTTTGTGATTCAATAGAACGAGTCACATCCACTTCATTCTTCATAATGTCATCAAATTTTTTATGTAGTTCAGGTCTGTTTTTTAAAACTCTTTTTGCAATTCTACTACCAATATATCTAGCTACATTAAGTACCATTGTTTAAACCTCTACAAACGGGACAACCTTTTTTATATTTATCATGCTTATTACAATGTGATTTAACAACAACCTGTTCTTGTCTGCTAGGGGTTACTGAATCAACTATAAACTTCCATATTTTTTTTAACATTATCTTACTCCTTGAAAATTAAAACCTTTTACTTGAATTCCTTTAGTGCCTCTTGAATTTTCTTGCATGCATACATCACAACCACAACCCATTCCACCATCATTTAATTTAATAGGTGGTACTTGTGAGTTAGGTCCTTTTTTAGGAGCTACAGTTGTTGTAAGTCTTTTATTTTTTATCATAGTAAACTTTTATCTACGTTAGAGGATATTATAACTTCACCACCATCATCGTATGCTTTAAAACCACTTAAAAAAGTATTAGGTGTTGAAACAGGTTTTTTAATTTGAGTTGTTGGTGTTTTACAAGGAGGTTTAGTTCCATCTGGACATAAACTTTTTCTGTTATGGTCTCCATCGCCATAGTTTTGTGCAGGCCCTGTAGTTTTTTGTCCTGTAGTTAACATCTCACCCCCAAGGATATCGTCCTTACGAGCATCTTTTAAATTTTTGGCATTGTATAAACCTTTTGAGATTACATTAAAGCCATAAGATAATGGTCCAATAGTAGGAACTTGAACAGGACCTGTTCTTGCTTGAACTTGGTTCGCTTGAGCTACGTTTTTTGCATATTGAGAACCTGGTCCTACCGCACTTCTGTCTACACCACCACTTCCATCTCCATATGCTCCGGTTTTATTAGCTTCATCTCCACGGTCTTGAGGACCACCTGTTCTAAACTTTCTAACTTTTTTGTTGTTTACTTTCATTCTGTTTCTTTCTGTTTAAGTCAATTTTTTCTTCTGCAATTCTAATTCTTTCTTCAGCTTGATCTTCTGAAGATTCTAACTTCATTTTATCAAGATCTATTCTTTCGTCAAACTCTCCAGCTTTTCTTTCTTCAGATTCTACATTTTCTTGTGCTTTTCTTTGCATATCCATAGCTCTTAAATCTAATTCTCTTTGTTTTAAGGCAACTAATGGATCTTCTTTTTGTCCACCTGCTTCTTCTTGAGCTAAAGCTGTAGTTATTTCAGCAATTCTTTTTGCAACCATAGAATCAAACTGTACTTTAAATCCTTCAGGATCCATTTGTGCTTGTTGTTGCATCTCTGGAGATTCTTGTACTAAGTTACCTACTTCTCCATGAGCTTGTAACGCAATATGGTCTGAAATATGTCCTTGAAGTAATGCATACACCATTGGGTTTATTTGAACCATTCTCGTAGCCATAAACGCTCTATGGGCTGCCATATGTGACTCATGGTCTTGTTGAGGAAACGCTTTTAGTAGTTGTGTTTGTAATGCTTTAGCATTTTCAGTTGCCGGATCCTCAGGTTTAGGCTGAACTTCTGGTTTTAATAATGCATCAATGTGTTTTGTACCTAAAGCTTCGTAAACTCTTCTGTAAGCCTCTCTTAAATTATGCATTTGTGGATTTGATACTGCAATTTTTAAATTCTCGTTCGCTAAAGTTACTCTTTGTGTCATAGAAAAAATATTTGGGTCTGCAACAGGTATTACATCTACCCTGTCGTCAAAATCTTTTAATTTTACAAACCTATCTGCGTTTGTAACTGCGTATGGATACACCGGAGGTAAGTAATCAGCAAAAACTTTTGCTAAAAGTCTAAATTCTTGTCTCATTCCGTAGTAACAACGCTTGTGAATAGCACTCATGACACGAGAACCACGCTCCAAGAGAGCAACTGTAGTCCCAACAGCTGCTTGTTGGTTTCCATCACCAACTTGCATGTCTGCAATCGATGCAAATCTTTGTCCTGCTTGTACTACAAAGCCTAAAAGTTGAAATAAAGTTCCACTTGGCTCTTTAAAAGGTAAAATTTGAAACTGATCTTTAATATTTCCGCCTGGCGCATCAACATCTCTGAACTCTCCGGGTTGAAAAGGTTGGTCATCATCTCTAATTCTTATTCCTCTAGATTTAAATCCAGCAGGTAAGTTAGCTAGAGTACCAGCATCTAATAATTGTCTTAATGCTTGAGTAGCAGATCTAGATAAGCCACCAATCATATGAATTAAACCAAAACCATAGAAACCTAGACCTGGTAAAAACTTATAGTGAACAAAATATTCTCTTCTTGTCGCTAAGTCATCATCTTGATTGTAATTTCTATAAATAGATAATACTTCCCCTGAACCTTCATCAATTGAAACGATGTATGGAAGCTTAACTTCTTTTTCTGCATCTTCTGTTTCAAACTGATTTATGTTCAAATCAATATGCATTTCTAAAATATTGTATTGGTATTCTTTTTCTCCTGCAGGCTTAACACCTTCAAGTTCATTTAGTTTATCTTGTACAGGGTTTTGCTCAGCTTGTTTTGCTATTAATTCTACATCTCTATAGAATCCAGCTTTTTGTTGTTTAAGAACATTATTCTCTGACATCTTAACAACGTGTGTAATTCTTTCGCAATCTTTTAAATCAGTTGCGTAGTAAGGAACAATTAAATCCTCTGCAGGTACAAATTTTGATACTGCTCTTTGTTTAATCTCGTCGTAGTAAATCTTTTTAAATGCAGACCCTGCTAATGGTAAATAGAATAACATCTGATCCGTGTCTGGAGTGTACTCTTCCATCTCCTCCATTAACATATAGTTCATGAAATCTTTTACACGTTCTGCTTGTTGTTGAGTTTCTGGTGTGTCTGCTCCAATGACAGCTGTTCTTACAGGACCATCACTTGGTAATAATTCTTTATAAGCTTGTGCTTGAAATTGTGTAACAGCTTCTGATAAGAGCGGGTGGGTAACACCACTTGCACCTTGAAATGGTCTAGTATTATTTACATACTTAAATCCAAGTAAATCTAAACCACTAGTGTAAGCCTGCTCCCAATCCGATCTTGAAACCTTATCTCTTTTGTAATCTTGAATAAGTTCAGCAGAGATTCGACCTAATGTTCGGTCATCCATCTCATCAGCTAAGTTTCTATAAAAGTCTTCTTCGGTTTCTTCTTCTTCTTGAGGAATTTCTTCCTCTCCACCTTCAACTTCTACGTCAACTTCTTCTGTTACTTCTTCTTCTTCAGGAAGTTCATTTTGTTTCTCTACTTCAGCCATTTAACAAATCTTAGTTGGTTTACTTCTTGCTAGTTTGTTTCCTCTTGCTTCAATCATGGTACCATTATTAGCTTTAATCATTTTACCATGTTTAGCCCCGTCCATTTCACCTAAACCAAAACCAGTCATTCCACCTAATACATCAGCTGGACTAGAACTTTTGTTTGGTCCTGGACCTGTGTTAAGTCCTTTTTTTCTATAAACGTTAACTGCATCCATTACTTTTTCTTTAAAGCCTTTTTTCTTTGCAATTCCGCTCATCATTGATTTGTCGCCACCTTCAGTTTTAAGGTAGGCATCCATTTCTTTTTTCTGCCCTAGCATTTTAGATCCCGCATAAGCTGCGACACCTGCTGCTAGAAATTTTTTAAGTTTTTTGCTTGCCATGATATATCTCTCCTATTGTTATAACAGGTTTATAATATCATGCAAATATATTTACGACTAGTCCACCCGTGTTATAGGCTTTAAAAGGCTTATCAGCCATTTCTTTATTAACTCTAATAGCATAAGCATCAAAATAT